TCTATATCGTCACTCTCAAGAAGTAACTCAGATTGAATGCTGGCCTCCCAGCGCTCAGCCCAGGGCGTCATGGTGTGCATGACGAACTCCAGACTCTGCTGCTCGATGTTGGAGAAGGTCGCTCTATCAAGATCAGCAATCATGTGCGGTGGTACACGAAAGAGCCGGGCCACGTCGGTGATCTGAAACTTGCGCAGTTCCAGAAACTGGGCGTCTTTGTTTGTGACGCCCACTTCGTGAAACTTCATGCCGTTTTCTAACACCAGGACCTTGCCCCGGTTGGAGCCGGACTGCGCCTGCTGATAAGACTCACGAAACACCTTCTTGGCCTCGGAGTCCTTGAACGAGCCAGGAAATTCAATCCACCCTCCTGTAGGCTTGGCGTCATTGGCAAAGAAACGTGCGCCATAGCCTTGGGCTGCTAGTGCAGTACCCAGATTCTCCCGGGCAAGCTCAATCGGGCTCATACCCATCAAGCCGTCCGAGGACAGGCCACGCAAATGCCAGACCTCACCTCTTGGCAAGATCACCTCAGTGCCAGAGCGGTCGCTAATTCGGTAGCGGTATTCACCTGATGGCAACAACTCAATCTTGACCCGGTCCGGGTGGATCGGCATGAGTTCGATGATCTCGCCACGCGGGTTGGTGATGATCTGGTTGAAGGCGTTACCTCGCAAAGCCAGGTGTCCTTGCAGCATCTCACGCCACTCAAAAGGATTTTGAAACCGGTTCGGCCGCTTGGCCATCAAGCGGTAAAGCCAGTGGTCCGTGACCCTGTCCTTGCCGCCGTCAGGGCGGCGCTGGTAAACCACCAACGGCAGTGATGCAATTGTTTCGGCCAGGATCCGCACGCATGCATACACAGCAGCTAGGCGCAGCGCGCTATCGGGCGAGACACGCATGCCACTGCTGGTACGCGCAGATATCGACTCAAATGAAAAGTCACCCCATGGCGAACGATCTCCACCAGAGGCGTTGGAGCTACCAGATCCGCGAAAGCGATCAAAAAAGGTAAACAGTCCCATCAGTTCAGAGCAACATCAACTCGTAGTCGGATCCCAGCACCACCGAGTCGCCCGGTTTGATCGCGCGCGACAGCGCCATGATCAGTGCCACGATGCCGTCGATCTTGTTTTCTGCTCGCTCCTTGCGTGGGTAAATGTTGTCTTTGGCGTCCAGATGGGCCACCACGTTGCTGACCATCCAGCCGAGTACCGGGTCGCCGTCGTGAACCAATTTCTTTTGAAGCACTAAGGCTTCAAGCGTCTTCATCGGCTCTGAGAAATTCAGCACCGTTGGACGCACTTCAATCATGGGCAGACCCTCACTCATCATTCGAGTCGAGAGTTGCGTCGCCTGAAATGGATCAAACGCGACGGCCTGCACGGCAAATCGCGAAGACAAGTCGTTCAAATCCGCTTCGATCCAACTGAAATCAATCACATTGCCCGGCGTCACGGTGAGACGTCCGGTGTGCATCCAACCGGGGTACTGGCTGTTACCGTTGGCGTTCACCGTGTCTTCGGGCAGGTAGTACTTGCCAAAGACAGCGAATGCGTCAGCAATCTCGGGATGGGCAAACACAATCACCAGTGCCGCAATGTCCGTCTTGCTGGCCAAGTCCAGGCCCACCCAACAGGGCTGGCCCACAAAGGACTCGATGTCCAGGTCCTGATCAGCACAGGCGTCCCAGGAGCGCATGTCCATCCATGCGGTGTCGGCATTGACCCACTCGTTCAAGTGTTTGGTCTTGAAGTTATTCATCGCACTGGGCAACTGCATGGCCTTGGCCTGCAGCGGTCCCAGAATTTCCGGGCGCACCGAGATGCCCCAGTTGGGGTTGGCCTTCATAAGCGAGTCTTCGCTGGTCCAATCGTCCCCATCATCCAGGCCATAGACGATGCCAAACTGGCTGTCGTCCTCGAACACGCCATCGAGCAGCCGGGTCACAAAAGTGCGCACCTCGTAGCAAATACCTGAGCGGTTGCTACCTGCGGTAGTGATCACCCACAGAAGTGAGTTGTCTCGTTTACCGGTCCCGGTCTCCACCACGTCATAGACGGTGCGGGTTTTGTGGGCGTGCAATTCATCGATGCAGCCGAAGTGAATGTTCAGGCCATCAAGCGTCGAACCCTCTGCAGAGAGCGCTTCAAACTTCGATCCCGTCTGCAGCACGTTCATGTTGTGCGCACCGACATTGACAGAAAACCGGCTTCGAAATCCCTGTGACCTGCGCGCCATGGTCTGGGCATCACCAAAAACAATGCGCGCCTGATCACGGGTTGTGGCCAACGAGTAGACCTCCGCACCACCTTCGCCGTCGGCAGCCAGCATGTACAGCGCAAGCGCAGACGACAGGGTCGACTTGGCGTTGCCACGCGGCACTTCGATGTACGAACGCCGAAAGCGGCGGTTGCCGTCGGGCTTGACCCAGCCGAACACGGTGGTCAGGATGAATACCTGCCAAGGCTCCAACTTGATCGTCTCGCCTGCCAGCGGTCCTTTAACGTGGGGCAACCGCTCAATGAACGCGCACAGGTTGTCGGCGGGATGGAATACACGCCCGTCCTTGTCGGTTAGCTTTGGATTGAATTGGTACGGACTGGACTTGCCTTTAAACCTTGCCAGGTCGTTCAACTGTCGTTGGCATGCATGCTGGACCCATTTGCAGGTCAGGATCTCACCGGCAACGACTGCCTGCGCATACTGACGGGCAATAGCGACGTAATTTCCTTCTGCCATGAATCAGTCTCAGCCTGCAATATCGGCCCAGGGATCCAGATCAACCTGCGTATCTGTGGGCTGTGTGATGCGAGAGCGCGATGCTGGCGTAAAGCCCATTTCCACCGCTGCCTTGGTCATGATCTGGGCCTGCTTGTTGGCAATGGCGAGATATGGCGACTGCATCGGCACGCCGGTGTTCGGCGCTTTGATTAGCAGTCCAGTCTTGGTGATGCCAATTTGTGCCTTGCGGTACAGGTCAGCCGCGCAGGACCAAACCTCCAGCACCGACATATCGAGTTTGCGCAGCAAATGCTCTGGCGCACTTTCAATGGCGTAACGCCAAGCCTGCTTTGCACCGTCAGACATGTACTCTGGCGGCGCAACCAGATCACCGTGGGGCTGTGGCTCAAGCGGGTTGGACCTGCACTTTTGCAGGGTGCCCCTGAGCTTTTTAATCTCTGTGGGCAGTGGCTTTCTTCCGGCCATCAATATTCCGTTCTGGGGTAACCCCCCTAGGTTTCAATTTGCACGCGCAAAAATCTTGGCAGGCGCACGCATCTTTGGCCGCCGTCTGTAGAGATTGAGACCCCCCCGGGGGGGGTAGTCAACGCCGACCTGCGGTCTCACGCGCCGTCTTTCGGTTGTGACATGAGACGCACAGCCCTTGCAGATTGACCCAGTCAAAGCGCTCGCCGCCGTCCTTGAGCGGCCTGATGTGGTCGGCAACCTTGGCTGCCACCACCAGACCCGCCCCCTTGCACGCCACACACAACGGGTGTTCGCGCAGGAACGCAGCACGTACCTCACGCCAGCGCACCGACTGATAGAAGCCCACCTCGGCATCAAAGCCACGCCTGGCACGCCCGTAGTCCCGGTGCGCCTGGGCGCGGTGTTGGTCGCAGTAGCCGGGCTTGTCCAGCACCAGCGCACAGGCGGGATGTCGACAGGGTGTTGGGGCACTGCGGGACATTGCGGCTTATTCCCAACTCATTCAAAAAACTAATCGGATTTGATGCGGGTATTGCTTGGCTTCACTGGGGTTCAGAGCGTTCATAGGAACGTCATCAACAACCCAAGGAGCTTTGCAAATGACCTACACCACACAGTTCACCGTCGACGAGGTCGGGTTCATCCAGATCGCACTCACCAAGGTGCTGGCAGCCGCCGCACGCGGTGAGCTTGACCTCAATCTACTGGCACGCGAAGAGCTGGCCTCACGCGGCCTTGACACCCAAGGCGAGTGGGTCGGCTTTGACCGCGCCCGACAGATCCACCAGGTGCGGGGTGCCAAGTGATGGACGCCAAAACATTTGAGCGTCTGCTCAACCAAATCGCCGCAGAGCATCTGCACATCGACACGCTAGCAACACGCAACAGCGACCGCTTGGACTTTCACGAAGTCAGCGTCTGGGGCCTCAAAGAAGCCCTGCAAGCCGCATTCACGGCTGGCCAGAAATCCAAACAAACAACCCAACCAAACTGATACCGGAGGTCAACATGAAACTCACACCCAGCCAAACCTTGCTTCTCAACGCCGCTGCCATCCATCCTCAGCATGTGCTGACCGACTTCCCGCCCAACCTCAAAGGTGGTGCGTTGATCAAGGTTCTGACCAGCCTTGGTAATGAAGGCCTGATCCGACCCCACAGCAAAGGCGCTGCGGGCTCGACCCGCTTTGCCATCACCGTCGCAGGGTTGCAGGCCATCGGCATTGAGCCGCCAGCCAAATCCAAACGCGAAGGCAGCAAGCAGTCGGTGCTCATCGATTTGATGAAACGCCCCGAGGGTGCAACCCTTGCGCAAATGGTGGAAGCCACCGGTTGGCAGGCGCACACGGTGCGCGGCTGCATGGCAGGGACTTTGAAAAAGAAACTGGGCCTGACCATCGACTCCGTCAAGGAGAGCGGTGGTGAGCGGGTCTACAGGGTCTCACCCTCCAGCTCGCTCCCCACAGCATCAACTAAAACCGACTGAGCCTGCGGCGAAAGATCCGCAAACGCAGAGCCATCCGATTCACGGGTGGCTTTCTGTCCTGTGAAGTCCTCCCAACGCTTGACGATCACGTCCACGTACTTGGGGTCCATCTCCATGAGCCTTGCCTGGCGATTGGTTTTCTCGCAGGCAATGAGCGTTGTGCCAGATCCGCCAAACAAATCGATCACGATGTCGCGTGTCTTGGATGAGTTCTTGATGGCACGCTCGACCAACTCCACCGGCTTCATCGTCGGGTGCAAATCGTTCACACGGGGCTTGTTGTAATTCCAAATGTCTGACTGGTCGCGGTCACCGCACCAGAAGTGTTTTGCGCCATCTTTCCAACCATAAAGGATGGGCTCGTACTGGCGCTGGTAGTCGGCGCGACCGAGCGTGAAAGTGTTCTTGGCCCAGATCACAAATGTGGACCACTTGCCGCCCGCATCAAGCCAGGCTTTTTGCAAGGTGTGCAACTCAGAGGAGCTCATGCACACGTAGCAGGCACCTTTGGTGACCACCAACAAGTTAACGCAGGCGTCGTAGAGGAACTTGTAGAAGCCGTCTCCGAGCGCATCGTTCATGATGCGGCGGTCCTTGCCGCGCATCTTGTCCTTGGCGTTGTTGCCGTAGTCCACGTTGTAGGGTGGATCGGTGAAGGCCATGTCGGCGAGCTGACCGTTCATCAGGCGCTCGACATCGGAGAGCACAGTGGAGTCGCCGCACAGCAAACGGTGCTGACCCAGGACCCACACATCGCCTGTTTTGGAGACAGGGTCAGTTGGCACATCGGGTACTGCATCGTCTTCGGTCAGTCCCGTGGTGTCGCCGTCGCCATTGAGCAAACGCTCGAGTTCTTCGTCACCAAAGCCCATCAGATCCAGATTGAAGTCAGCCTCATCGAGTTCGGCAATCTCAAGCTTGAGCAACTCTTCGTCCCAGCCAGCGTTGGCAGCGATGCGGTTGTCGGCCAGGATGTAGGCTTTCTTTTGAATTGCGGTGAGGTGGCCCAACTCGATCACGGGCACTTGTGTCAGTGCAAGTTTGCGCGCCGCAGCCAGGCGTCCATGCCCTGCGATCACGCCTTTGTCGCCGTCGGTGAGGATCGGATTGGTGAAGCCAAACTCAGCGATCGAGGCGGCAATCTGTGCCACCTGGTCTTCGCTGTGGGTGCGGGCGTTTCGCGCATACGGGATGAGCGAATCCACCGGGACCATTCGGATCTCGGGTGTCATAGGAAAGCTTTCGGGTTGGGGTGCGGCGTGCAGGTCAACCAGCGAGGGTTGCTTGCAAGCGCGATAGATGCGGGGAAGTGAAGACCCAAACAAAACGCCCACAAGGCGCGAACAGTGTGGGCGTAATTTGAGTGATTAGCAGAATGCTACCGCTTCGATATATACCCCGTCAAGGGGTTTTCGTACGATTTTTAAATCAGATTCACGCCATGATTTGATAGCTCTCGGCATGAGCGATCGGACGCACCGAGCGTTCGTTCTTTTCCATCTTCACCAGCCCATACCGGGACATAGTTTTCAGGGTGCGAGACAAATTACCCTGCTTACGCCCGGTTATGTCCGCCAGTTCACTGATTGATGCCGGTCGAGCGGTGCGAATAACGTCCAGGAGCGCGCGATTCTCATCGCTTAAGACTTGGGATAAAGATCGCATTGAGGTGAACCAGATTTTGGGGTCTGATGCCTTAGGCTTGATCTCGCCTTTGGCGATAGCCAAAACCCTCTCGCGGATCTTCTCCTGCGGAGCAATACCAATTTTTATGACTTTCATTTTGACCTCACCTCTTTCAAAACCGAATCGACTTCGGTAAAAAAATCTGACAACAACTGATTCGCATCCTTGAATTCATAAGGCACGCCCTTATCGGCTACATGCCGGTGCTTGTGGTCAAACGGGAGTCGCTGACCAGAGTACTTCTTCCCCTTCACTTTGACAGCGTGCGCGTTGTCATACCCCAATATCCTTTTTCCACTGGGCGCGTGCAGCGTAAGCGTGTACCTGATTCCGTGAGGAATATCCTTGCTGGGCGCAACTTCCCAAGCCTCGATCTTGAGCCAATAGCCGTCCTCCTGATCGATGATCTGGTCATGGAGGTCAAGGAGCGTACGGATTTGGTGTTCTTCCATGGTCTCAGTATATCACCGGATGATATTTGTGTCACCTACTGTACCCGTAGTGAACAGCCAGCACCCCCAAAGCGCCAACCAAAATGCCCTTGGCCTCGTACTGGTTGAGCGTTCGTCCATTCCACCCCTCTTGGGCTGACCACTCCCTCACGCTTTGACCCAAACCTGCCACATGCCAGACCGCGCAGCCGCCGGGGCTGCCGATGCCGCCCACCGCATCAAGCGCCTCGCCCAGGCGCTTTCTGGCCCAAGCACAACGCTCGGTCATCGTGTCCTGCCAATGACCGCCGGGGATGCGATCAAGCGGCGGTGAGCCCGCAGAACTTAGCTGCGCGAACACAAAGGTGCGAGAGAAGTCCTGACCCGCGTCATGCATCTGCGCCGTGATCGCGCCGTTGCGCATCAAGAGTCCCAGCGAGTCCACGGTCCGGAAATGCTCGGTGCGGTAGCTGGTGCCTTCCTCCGCCTCACTGATCCACTCACCAACCCGACCGCCGGGCAGACTCACCAAAGTGCCATGGGTTAATGGTTGTGCAACTTGCTTTTTAGCCATGGCGCACCTCCTTGCTCAAGGCGGGATCCGTACACTGCGCCAGCGCCCAGTGCAAGAGTGCCAGCGCATCCGCTTCGTTGTCGTCGGTGACTGGGTGGCCCAGCGCTTTCATGGCCGCAATCACCTCGGCCTTGCCCGCGTTGCCCTTGCCAGTGGCATGGCGTTTGATGGTGCCCACGGGCACGCCTTGGTAGGGGATCTGGTGGTGCTCACACCAGGCGGTCAGCGTGGCCAGCAGGCCGCCGTAGACGTGCGCGGCATCCACGCCGAGGTGACGGCGCACCTCTTCAAAGTAAACGGCTCCAATGCCCGTTAAATTGGGCTGTGCGCAAGTCTTTGGCGCATTCAAGGTCAGCATGTCAGCGAGCCACCGGCCAAAGCGCAGGTAGCGCATGCCGCCACCCTCAAAGCGCTGGGACTTGAAGCTCACAAAGCCATGCGCCACAGGGCCGTTGGCCGAGCGCAGCGCCCAGCCGGTAGTGGTGCCCAGGTCCAGGGCGAGGATCACAAGGCGCGGGGTGGATTCGGTATTCATCAGGGATGTCCTCCAAGGGTTCGTACAAGGGTTCTTGTGCGACCTGGAGGAGCGCTGGCACCAAGGCCGTGTCAGGGCGGGTGCGGCTCCCTCATGTCTGTCATTGCCGATTTGCTCAATCGGATGCGGTTATCAGGGCTGGCAAAAAGTCGTCAACAGGTGGCGGGGGCTTTCTTCAATACTTCATCTTTCAAAGGTGGAGTCCGGGTCTGGGAGGTACTTATTTCAATACTTCTTCTTTCAATATATATACCTATGTCTCTCTCTACCCTCTCTGACCCCTCCAGAGCGCACGTTTTCGCGCGCGCGAGGGATTTTTTGTGTGTATAGGGCCCCCGAATATTTATTTGTATATAGAGGCACCCCCATTGAAAGAAGGTCGTAATTGAAAGAAGTCACCGCGAGGGCTTCTTTCAATACTTCATCTTTCAAACGTGGAGTCTGTTTGGACCGTCTACTCATATGCGTCAGCCAGTTTGACCCATTGGCTGGGCCTGCCGCCCGTTGGCTTGGCGAAAACCTCGACCAGATGGGCATCGGTCAAGGTGCGCAGCACGCCGTCCCGCTGGCGGTGGTCCATGAACTGGGTGCGCCGGGTGAACTCGCTCTTGGACATTCCAGCGGCGTCGCCATCACGCAGGATTTGCAGGGCGCGTTTGTGGTTGGACTCGACCTGATTTTCTGAGACGCGCGCAGTGGCTTCTCGGATTGTCAGTTCAGCGCAGTGGCGCGAGAGCGCAATCCCCCAATGCGCATCGTGGTCCTCGATCTGCGGCGTCACTGCATCGCGCGACACAGCGCGGATGAGCGCCAATTTGGTGGCGTTCTCCTCAATGCGCGCCAGGATCGATGAAAAACCGGTGCCTCGCGACAAGCGAAGCCGCACCAGCAACTCGTGGTCCAGCACGCGAAACGCGTCACGCGCCTGCGCGCTCATAGGCACCACGCGCGGATCGACAAGCACCTCGTCAATCGCACCCACATCCGTGAGGTTGCCGCTCAACTGCCCACCGCCCTGGTGGATCAGCAGCAGCCGGTCGATCAGGTCTTGCGGCGGATCGATCGTGCCAAAAAGCTCGTTGCTGTCGGGAAAATCGTCCTCGCTCTCCAGAATAAGAAAACGCGCCAAAGAGCCGTCGGCCACATTGGATGCTTGGAGCGCCTGCCAAAAGTGAATCGGCGTGGTGGTGCCGTAGATGCAGGCGCAGGGCTGGTGAATGGCCCGGTGCGCGTTGTTGAGCTGGTTGCTTGCGTACTCAATGCCAAAGTAAGTCGTGCCTGATGTGGTGTACAGCTCGGTCATCAGGTCCAGGATTTCACACACATAGCGTGGCGAGCGTTTACGGTCAGCGGCTGCCGACAAAAACATACCGAACTCATCAAGCTGAAACAGAATGGCGGGCTGACGCTGGATGGCCGTCAAAAGACCGGAACCCGATGCGATCTTATTGCCGCCCAGGTATTGCAGCAGCCCGGCTTTGCGAAACAACTCATTGATCACCACGCGGCTGTGGTTTTTTCCTGCGCCGCTTTCAGCGATGCCTACGACATACAGGTTTGAGCGCGTGTTGCTCTCAGTGCGGTACTTGCGCCCCATTAGCGCGCCGATGGCGCATAGGCTGGCTCCGAGCGCCAGCACGGGCTGGGGACGTTTGGCCGTCGCCGCCATGAGCGTCATCATGTCGGCAATCACGCCGCCCACCTGGTCCCAGCCCGTAGGCAGTGGTTTGGGTGGTGGCAGCACTGGCGGTGCACCTGATCCATCAATCGTGATGGGGTTTGATGTTTGCAGCGTTTGCAGCATCTCCTTGGCCGGGTGGTGTCCGTTCATCACAATTTCACCGTTGAGTTGCAGGTCCGGGTCCGGAATCCAACCGTTGTCCAGCGCCAGCTTGTAGATGGTGCCCGCCCCAATGCGCTGAGGTGAAAAGCTCCCCCAACTTTTAGCGGTTGTCTTGGCATCGTTTTTACTGGACGACGCAGACCAGGACTCAAAGAGCGGCCACCCCTGCTCGGCAAGCGCACCTTTGATGGCCATGCCAATGCGCACCCAACTGTCGTAGTCCAGGTCCTGGTTGGGTATGTACTGAAGCGCGTCTTGCACTGCCTCGAACGTGCCGCGTTGCTCGGGCAGATTGGCGAACGCCTCTGGAGACTTCAAACCTACAGCCAGACTTTTGGGGCGCATAGATTCGGGGACCATCTCGTACGCCTGGCGCGCAAACTCTCGAGCCTGTGCCTCGGTGATGACAGGCAGTTCTTCGATTTTCAGGTCGGCCAAGGTTTGCACGGGCCACTCGTAGGGCTTGCCGGTATCCGGGTGAATGCCATAGGCGATGAACTGCTGCCCCACACCCAAGACCTCAATGGGCGGGAACTTAAAGCCACTGAAGGGCTGGGCCGCACGGTACACCAGCAATCGCTTGGGGGCGTTGCCGATACGAACTGCAGGTGTGTCGCCCAGCAGCCGCTTAGCTAAGCCCTCAATCTGAACCGCGATGTCTTTGGACTGCAGCACATCAATGTCGATGCCAATCACCTTGCCTGCGGCAATACCAATGCCAGCTTCGGGCCAGTCGCCCCAGATATCGACTTCGTTTTCAGTCGTGTCGCGCTCACAGTGACGGCTCCACTTGGGATAGTCTTGCCAGGCACCCAGGCGAAACATGCCCGGCTTCTTAGTGCTAGGCTGGATCGGCAAAATGGCATAACCGCGATCTACGAGCGTGGCCCCAAGATGGGCCATGTAATTATTTGGATTCATGCGTTCCTTCAAAATGGTGGATCGTCTGCATAGGCAGTACGAAGTGAGTCTTGAAACGCGGTCACGACCACATCAATCAAGGTTGACCACTCCACTGCGGTGAAACTGGCCAGATCTGTTTTGGCGAGTGACTCGACGTACTCGCCCCCTGTCTGACAGGCCGTTGCCAGCGCATTGGTTTCGTGTTGGTTTGGATCAATCATTCCCTTTAGCCTTGCTGCAATGTTTTGACAGCGCCTGGAGCACAACTTCACGCTCGGCGCATCAATACGGATCAAACAAGGCGCGAACCCATACCCTCGGGCATCACGCCTGCAAATAGCACACAACATTTATGCGCTCGTCATCAAAAGCGTGCGCCAACGATTTCTGTGTAGCGCCCGCTCGGGCGCACCGCGATCTGTGAAGGGCACTTAAGCCGCTGCGACACCGCCAGCGCCTCGTCAACACCACGGGGAAGCGGTAGGCCCGGTGCCCGGTTGGCCCACCAACTGGCTGCCTTTTGCCGGGCATAGCCTTGGTGCTCAATGCAAACCCACTCGCTGTGGGAACTCAGGCCACTCCAGTAATCGACCCGAAGTGACGGCGGTTTGCCACTCTTGTCGTGCCGGGCATAGCTCACCCGTGTCACCGGGACCCACTCGGGTGGGCCACCGGACAGGATGTCCAAAGTGCTGGCCCTTGCATCAATTTTGATTTGCGGCTCAGGAAACATGTGGCCGCAGTCCGGGCACTGGCGCACCGCCGCATGAACGATGCTGTCGCACTCTGGGCAGGCTTTGGTGGGCGCATCACCGTCTTCACCCGCTTTTGGCGTTTTAGGCTTGATGGCGTCAATCGGGCCGTGACGGGCAATATTCCCGGCAAAGTCGAGTACCAGACAGTCGGTCTTGCCCGGTGCAAGGCGGCAGCCACGACCCACGATCTGCACATACAAACCCGCTGACTTGGTCGGGCGCAGCATCGCAATCAGGTCTACCGCAGGTGCATTGAAGCCGGTCGTCAGCACATTGGCATTGGTCAGGCATTGAATACGCCCGGCCTTGAAGTCGTTGATGATGGCCTCGCGCTGGGCGCTGGGCGTATCGCCCACAATCGTCTCGCAGGTCACACCTCTGCTTCGCACCGCATCACGCACGTGGTACGCGTGGTCCACGCCAGCACAAAAGATCAGCCAGCTTTTGCGGTTAGTTGAGTACGAGAAAATTTCATTGACCGCGCTTTGCGTGATGGCGTCCTGGTCAATGGCCGCCTCAAGATCCTTAGGGATGAACTCGCCGCCGCGCGTGCCCACACCAGTGAGGTCAATTTGCGTTGCCATGCGCTTGGAGATCAGTGGCGAGAGGTAGTGGTCGTCGATCAGCTCGCGCACCGACACCTCGTAGGCGATGTCGGTGAAGATGGCCTCTTCGCCTTCGTGCAACAACCCTGAGTCCAAGCGGTACGGCGTTGCCGTCAACCCAATGACTTTAAGGTCGGGGTTCAGGCGCTTTAAACCATCGAGAAATTTGCGGTACATCGTGTTCGAAGAACGTGGTATCAGATGCGCTTCATCGATCAACACCAGATCGCATTGCTGAACGTCGTACACGCGCTTGTGGATGGACTGAATACCAGCGAACAAAATCTGTGCGCGGATCTCTCGCTTTTTAAGGCCTGCTGAATAAATGCCTGCCGGTGCCTGAGGCCAGAGCTTTTGGAGTTCGGCAAAGTTCTGCTCAATCAGCTCACGCACATGCGTCACGATCAGAATGCGCTGATCGGGAAAAGCCTTGAGCACGCCTTCGACAAAGGTGGCCATGACGAGGGACTTGCCACCAGCGGTGGGGATCACCACCAGCGGGTTGCCGCTCTCATCTTGGAAGTAGTTGTAGATGCCTTGAATGGCAGCGCTTTGGTAGGGGCGAAGGGAAAAGCTCATGACGGGACTCCTATTTCAATTGCGTTTAGGTTTGCGGTTGGGGATTCAGTTGGCGGCGTGCTTGTTCAAACCGGCATCGCGCCAGCGCACCCCGTTGGAAAATTCGTAGTCAACCCAGTCGTCACCTGCATCGACTTGCGTTGCAGGGACAAGTGGCGGCAAATACAGGTGCTGCTCACAGCCGGTGCGCTGATCGACTTCGGTCAGGCGTTTTTGATGCCGGTCGCAATGCCAACCACCATCCACGGGTGTTGAGTGCAGGCAAGTACGGCAATTGATCGCAGGTGCCACCACGCTGTTTCCGCTTGCATGGCAAACCGGTGCGTGGTCACACATGCGGCACTGATACCAACTGGGGTCCTCGCTGATGCGTGGCAGTGGGGTTTGGACGAAGATGATTCGACGGGCTTTTTCCAGAAGAAGTTCCGCATAAGTGACATCTGCCTCCACGCGTTCGACATACAGGTCATCGGTGTCCTTGTTCACAGCCAAGTACATCGCTCGGGTAATGCCTATCAGGTGCATGTAGATTTGCATCTGGGCAAAGTGCTGCTGCTTGGACTCGCGCACCTTCTTGGCCACCAGATCGCCAAAGCTCTTGTTGGAGTGCGTCTTGAACTCCAGCACGTGCCAGGCTTTGGGTGCTTCAAGCAAATTGATGGCAAGACCGTCAAGCGAGCCACCAAAGTGGCCGCCATGGGCCTGCACTCGAAACTGACGCCCGGTCTCGGGATCGACTTCGAGCACGGTTGCACCGGTGCGCCGCAGGTTGAGCACCAGACGTGCTTCCTCCAGTTGACCGGTTTCAAACAAGCGCAACAACCGTCCTGGGTGCTTGCTGCGCGTCACCCACCGAAAGTCGTACCAAAGCGCACGCTCGCATTCCTTGCCAATGAGGGACGCGCCAAGGTGGCTGCGAAACCCGTCACTGGCATCCGCTTCATAGCCCGAGAAGATGGCCTCGCGGGTGAGGCTTGTGATGACGGGCAGTTCAGCCATGGTTTCCTCCTTGGCTCGCGTGTAAGTAACGCGCACGCTGCACCAGGCCCGCCCACTCTTGGTCATTGCAGTTTTCACGCACCACTTCAATCAAGGTGTCTTTGAAGGCATCACGGTGATTGGGCGCAGCGCGTTTATCAAAGGTCGCAAGATGCACAGTCACCTGCGCCAGCTCCTGCTGCTTTAAACGCAGCGCGGTTTTGGCGCGGTGGAACCAGGCAGCATCAAGCGTCTTTTTCTCCGTCTGCCGCCGAATATCGGTTGTGGCAATCTGGATGCGGATGGAGGCAATCTCGCCTTGCAGCGCTGCCATTCGCTCCCGACAGCCCTGCGCTGAGTCCGGCAGGTGAACCGGCTCAAGCGCGTGTTGATGCAATGTGAAGTGTTCGTGCATGCAGTGGGACCTCAGGCTTGGCGCTTCCAGGGCAGTCCGTTGGCAGCAGGCGTTGCTGTAGCAACGGCAGGACGCGCTGGCGGGTTGGCTGGACCAGTGCTGAATGTGGGGGCGTTTGCAGCCTGACCGCTGCGAGGCAGGTAGCGGACCGAGTTGCTCTCGCCATACATACCCTTCGGGGGGCGCACACGCACATCAGCAATCAATGGAATGAGGTGCAACTGCTCCGAATTGCTGACCTGCAACTTGCCAACGGCACGGCAGATAGATGACAGCGTGCGCTGTGCGATTTGCACAGCATCTGCATTGGCGTTGATGAGGTTCAGGCGGTCAAAGAGCTTGCGCCCTGCGTACTGCCCCTCAATGACATCTACCTCAAGGTAGAGGTACTGGCCCATGCCGTCTTTGGTTGCACGCATTTCGCTTGCAACAATTTGGGCGAGGTATTTACCGGGTGGCAGGACTTCGTAGCCGCTGCTGGGTTCAACTGAGGATGCGTCGAAAGTTTGTCCGAATGAAGCCATGGTGATTTCTCCTTTTTCAATTTCAGGTGGTGGGGTTGGTGGGGGTAACTGGGTTGGTGATCAACATGGGCTTGATCACATCGGGCATGGCCTGGGCAAAGGACTGCCAGTCCAGTGGCAGGGTCTCGGGAAGGCCATAGCGGTTCTTGGCCAAAAAGGCTGGGCGCTCGGCGGTGTGAATCACCCGCTCCCCCGAGCCCATGGCGCGGTTTACTTTTTTGTTGAAGCCGACATCGGCCTTCACGGTGGAAATGCGGTAGTTGGCAAACAGCACGATGTCGGAGTGCTCCTGCATCAGCGCCGCTGCACGGGTGTGCAACTTGATGACGTACCGGTCATAGGGGTCGTGCTCGGGCGAGTCAAAACGCTTGATGTCGGTGTGCGCGATTTGCACAACGGTCATGCCACGGTCGTCACGCAGTGCGTTCAGGCCGTCGATGTACTGACGCCATAGGCTCAAAGCGGCCACGTAGCCTTTGCCGTACCCGGCGTCTTCAATCGATCCCCAGCCGTTGTCGCGGCAGGCCTTGCCCCAAACTAAGGGCTCGAGCCAGTCAACGCTGTCAATGACCACGGTTTTGAAGTCATGGTCTTCGGTGTAGAGCGAGGCCAGTGACTCAAGGACTTCCTCAAACGTGCGTGCAAGCGGAAAGCTAGCTGCCGGAATTGTTCCCAGACCGTCTTCCGTTTGCACGAACACAGGTTTGCTGGCTTCTGCGGCGAAGGTGGTTTTACCAACGCCTGCAACACCGTGAATCAGAATGCGGGGTGGCTTGGGCGTATTGGCGCGGGTGAGTTGTGCAAGTGAGATTGCCATCAAACACCCCCGCCAAAGTGACTGTCGTTGGCAGCGTCGGGGATTTCTCCGGTCTTGATCTGCTCGAGCTTGTAGCTGGGCTTGCCCGTTTTGAGCGTGCGTGCAGGCTCGAATAAGTCGCGGATACCGGGTGGCCAGGCGGTGTACTTGGACTCGGCGACTTTGATTTCGATGCCGACATAGTTCTCCGGGTCCTCGCCCCATTTACGCAGCGCTTCCACGGCTTCTTTGAGCTTGACCTGGTTGTATTCAGGGCGCTTAGGCAAATCGGCGACGACCATGTAGCCATCGACCTCAAAGCGCACAGTGCCGGTGGATTTGCCAGCCTCTTGGCGAAGCTGTTGGGCATGGCCGCCCAAGCGACTGTGCAAGGTGGACTGCAATGCGTTGAGGTACAAAGCGGCAGTGTCTTTGGCAGCAGTGACCTGTTTGATCATCCGGTCAAGGTCTTGCAGCGGGAGCTTGTCCAGCTCATTCATGTAAAGCTGGCCTATTTCATCCAGCACTTCTGGTTCGGGCGTCATGGGTGCTCTTTCTTTCAGTGGGGCTTTGGGTTGCTTGGAGCCATCTGCGCGATACGCAGCTGGGTACGGATTTCGGGGGGCTTCAGAGGGGAACTGGAGCGCATGGCCATGTATCGGTAGTGGTCATCGCCCACCTTTTGGCTAAAGAGGTGAACCAGCCCAAGTTCACAGGCGATCCAGGCGCGCCGTGCGACGGAGTGAATTCGTGCGCGATCTTTGGTGGTCAGGTCGCTACTTGTCTCAGAGCGATCGCGCAGCAGCAGGCCCTCGTGGTACTGAATGCAATGGCCAACCAGCGCACTAGCCACCCAGTCACACAGATTGGCCTCCGACAGTTTTTCAATAGGGACGTAAACCGGCTGCAACGCTGCGCGGCCAATATCCACACCCAGACCCAAGTGGCTGCGTGAGGTTTCAATTAGGTCGTTTTTGTAATTCATCAAATCTCCGGGCGTGAGTTGGCCTACCACCGCTGCCCAAGGGGGCGCGGAGTTTGCAGGTGTTAAAGGTTTTTACTGAGCGAGGTGGGCGTTTTTCTCAGCCACCCCGCGATCGGTCAGGCGGCAGTCCTGATACCGAACATGCGAAGGTGCATTTGCAGTTCGGCGACGCGGCGGTAGAAGGTGGCGGTAGACATACCGCAGGCTTTGGATGCCGTGGGTAGGTCCTGGTGCGAAGCAAGCAAGTCCAAGAGTTCGGCTTGTTCTTCGCTCATGTGCGCCAGTGCTGTCTCCAGGTCGTGGAGAGTGTTGGAGTTTGAAAAGAGATCGTCGTCCCCATCAAACCATTGAGATCGGTGATTTGATCCACTTGAACCGATCGGCGCAGCATCGTCGTCATTGGCCGCGTCCTGCGTCTGGTCCATTCCTTGTCGTACTTGGCTGATGTTGACAATCTCCAACGTGTCAACGTCTTCACCCGAGGCAAAGGTCAAGCGCTCTCTGTCTGTCTTGCGGGCCTTGAGAAATTCGGCGGTTCGGTGCTCGGACACAAAACCGGTAAATGTTCCGGGGCTGCCCTTCTCGGGATTAAATTGAGCCTCACGTTCGAGAAGGTCAAGCAAGATTTCCTGATACAGGTCTTCCCGCTCCGAGGTGCTCAGCCGGGCAGAAACCGCTGCTCTGTATGTGCGGGTCTTGGCTGCATTGATTGCAGCCCGGAAGTAAGGGTCGTTGGCCGCATCGCGGATGATGCGGGGACTGCGCATGGCAGTCGTGTATGAAGTATTTTCCTGTCCGTCTTCGAATTGCAACATGTCATCACCTTTTTCGTTTTCGTTTACATGAAGCCATTGGACCGGGGTTACTTCATGAAATCACCGCAAATGCGGCAAGCACTACCGCAACTGCGGTAGCAGGGTATGTATTTGGGTTACGGGTCCAGGCTCTTCTTGGCATCTGCGAACTTGGTTTCAAGCCCTCGTTTTGAGATTCCAGGCTGGTTCCCAAAGTTAATAACTAGTGCTTCAATCACAGATGCTTGGTTTGAGAACACCGAATGTGCTTTACCTGCAGGGCTTTTCATCAGGAACAAGTTCAGCATTCCACCGATGATGTTCAGGTAAGTGGTCTCAGCTCTGAGCCCAAGTTCTTTGGCGGGCTTAATCTGTTCAGTGAGTTTTGCTTTTTCGACAACCAACTCGTCACGCTCGCTCCTCAACTTACGGTACTCATCGGCAGCTTTTTCAAGTCGTGCCCGTAATCCATCGCGTTCGGCTTGCAATGACTGGTAGGCATCTTTATTGATGGCTGTATGGGTGTTGCGCTCGATTTCGTCAAACAGGAACTTAGGCTTGTCAGACGGGAACTGCGCCGCAATCCAGTCCTTGAGGTGTTGCCGAGAAATGTGACGTCGCTCTGGGGCAACGTGTTCTTCTTTGGGCACGACTTTTCCGTTCTCCCTGCTGTAAGGAAGAAGTCCAGTCACGATTGCGTCGTGGATCGCCCGGCACCTCGGTTCGAGGCAGTTGATGTATGGGTGCTTCAAAACGCCCCTTGCGACTTCCGTGGACAGTGCCAGATGTTCTTCCACTTCACCTGGCTCGATGCCACACCACAACGCTGCAGCAACCGGCACGCGATACACCGTGAAGTAAGACTGGACTGCTTCACAACTGTCGTTTTCCCATGTTTTTTTCATATTTGTCTCTTTTCATTTATGTGCCTGTGGTGGCGCTACGGTTATGTTGGGTTGCTGTCTTCTGCAGGCTTTGCGGGTTCCATGTCGCTTGCGCCAATAGCTATGGCACGTGTCTGCAGCTCCCTAAACATGCCCTCCTGAATGCGATCCTTCAGGTCCCACACCACCTTGTGTGGGTTGAAGAGCAACACATAGTGGTGCGCGCCAGTGGGGCCTTCCTTGGCATCGATAAAGCCCAGCTCAACCAAGGAGCGCATCCGGTCTTTCCAGGTGCTCAATGCCCTCTCGCCGGTAAATCCGGACTCAAACGCCAAGGTCATCGGGTTGTCGATTGCTAACAGTGACTCGTCAAAAGTGCGGCACCACAAAACGAAATAGACCATGCCTGCCGGTTTGTTCTTGGTCAGCGAATCGATGATGTTCATGATCAAGGGCATCGTGCGGGGGATGGTGGTGAAGCCCTTCACCAGCTTTCGGTTCCAGAGCTTTTCATCGTCCAGGTCTGGCCAGCAGCTGTCACGCAGCGCTTTGGCCTTTTCTTGGCCCTTGGAGATCTTTTTGGCGTTTGATGCAGCGGACATTTGGTTTTCCTTTGGGTTTTCGATTTCAGTGCCCAAATTCTAGGGCCAGATACTCAAACTCGCCATGATTAAAGCAGCGCTTTTGACACCCAGTGCTCGTCTAATATAGGTAACTAAGATGTTGAGTTAATTATTTTCATCGCTTTCAAAGTAATTAAGATGCGCAAAATATTGCATCAAAAAATCACTTTTCCTATTTAAATCAATGGCTTATAAAATTTTTGCTGTGCTCAGCGTACTCAGTGATCTTGTGATTCTGTGCTCCTTAGTTATCCTGTGCCCGCCACGGGCGGGCACAGGATGCAGCCAAATTGCCCAAATACCCCCTTCAACCCCCCTCTGACATTGCACGTGGGCGCAGTTTTGGGCTTCAAAGCACTGCCCTATCTGAGAAAAACACCCCCCAACGGCGGTATGAACCTGCATGACCGCCCCAAAACACACCCCACAACAAAACATACCCGCCGAGCCAAGCCCAATGGCAGTCGTCGGTGCAATCCTGGCCCAAGGCGCAATTCGCCTGCTGGACCGCCAAAAACGCGAAGCTCAACTTGCTAACCGTACCGAAGAGAGCGTTCATACAGTTGTTTTGACTACCAAGGACAACACCCATGAATGACTCACTTGTTGCACGCGTTGCAGCCCTTAAAACCTCGCCCACACCTGACCTCAAGCAAATGTGGCGAGAAATGTTTCAGACCGAACCACCACCGTTTAACCGGCGCTTCCTTGAAACGCGTCTGGCATACCGGATTCAGGAGCTGGCCCTTGGGGGCCTACGCCGCGAGACCGTCAAGCGCCTGGAGAAGCTTGGGGAACAACTCGATGGCGGCAAAGCCGATGTCCGCCGCCGCAGAGTTGATGGCAGGCCCATCTGCGGAACGCGCCTGATTCGGGAATGGGATGGTGAGCGCCACGAGGTGGTGGTGCACGTTGACGATTTCGAATACGCAGGTCAACGCTACAAGTCCATTTCACGCATAGCCATGGTGATTACAGGCACCAACCGAAACGGTTGGACCTTTTTTGGCATGTCTTCTGGAAGGAGCGTCTGATGGCTACCACCCCTAAAGTCCTGTGCGCGATCTACACGCGCAAGTCCACAGAAGAAGGCTTGGACCAAAACTTCAACTCACTGGACGCCCAACACGATGCATGCGCAAATTACATTGCCAGCCAAAAGTCTGAGGGCTGGGTAACGCTCAAGGACCGGTATGACGACGGCGGCTTCTCAGGAGGCACGCTTGAACGCCCGGCCATCAAGCGTCTGCTCGAAGACGTCCGGAAGGGTCTGGTGAACACCATCGTGGTTTACAAGATTGATCGGTTATCACGGTCGCTTGCCGACTTTGCAAAGCTGGTTGAGCTGTTTGATCAGCACAAGGTGACCTTTGTTTCGGTCACCCAGTCCTTCAATACCACCACATCTATGGGGCGGTTGACGCTCAACATCCTGCTGTCCTTTGCGCAGTTTGAGCGTGAGTTGTCAGGTGAACGGGTGCGCGACAAGATTGCTGCCTCACGCAAGCGTGGCATCTGGATGGGTGGGATGCCCGCTTTGGGCTATGACGTGGTTGAGCGAAAACTGGTGCCCAACCCCAAAGAAGCAGCCATTGTTCAGGAGATTTTTGCTCGCTTTGCGGCTACGCCCTCGATGTCCACCATCGTCAAAGACCTGCGCAAGCGCGGTGTCACCTCCAAATCATGGACAACAGCCAAGGGCGTTGTCCGCGAAGGCAAGTTGATCACTAAAGGCCTTGTCTACAAGATCTTCAGCAACCCGGTCTACATTGGCATTGCGGCCTACAAGGGTCAGCACTTCCCTGGTGAGCATGACGGCATCATCACGCAAGAGCTGTGGGATACGGTGCAGACGCACCTGAAAAACGGCACCCCTATGAATAAGGCGAGGCTGGCGGGTAGGGGCAGCGCGCCCTCTCTACTGCGCGGACTTATTTTTTCTGAGCAAGGACGGGCCTTCACGCCTGGCTGGACGCGCAAGCAGCACAAGACCTACCGCTACTACATCAACACCGACTCGATCAAGATCGGCAAAGAAAGCTGCGACATCTGCCGCATCCCCGCCGGTGAGATCGAACAGGTGGTGGTTGAGAAGATGCGCGGTATCCTGCGCTCACCAGAGGTGCTGGCCCACGCGGTGCGTGAGGTAAATACTCAGCGGCCCAAAGTTGAAGAGACAAACGCCATCAGCGCATTGCAGTCCATCGACGCGGTCTGGGACGAACTCTTCCCAGCGGAGCAGGCCAAGGTTCTGCATACCCTGGTTGATCGAATCACAGTGCGCAAGGACGGCATCGCAATCAAATGGCACGACAAGGGCTTGAACAAGCTGTTGCGCGACACGCTTGAACCACAAAAAGAAATGGAGGCTGCATGAGCACCGATACCGAAGCGGGATTCACCACCGAGATTCCGATGACTTTTCGCAGGCGTGGGGGCAAGGCGGTGATCGTAATGCCCGACGGTTCTCGGGCGATCGAGCGGCGCGAGGCACTGATTGACAACGCCATGGTCAAACTGCTGGCTCGCGGCCACCGCTGGCACCGGAAACTATTTGACGGTACCCACGCTTCAATTGAAGACATGGCCAAGTCAGAGAACATCAGTCCATCGTTTGTCAGCAGAATACTGCGCCTGGCCTATCTGTCACCCACAGTCATTGAAGCCATCCTAGACGGAAAGTACCCGGCGCAACTAACGATGAAAGATCTGATGGAGCCGTTTCCAATGGAGTGGGATGCGCAGGCCAGGCATTTTGGAATTGAAAGCAACCACGTCGCTTAAAAAGATCTCAGGCCTTCATAACGGATGTGCATACCAACACCCCTGTTAAGGGGAGCGTAATTTCCATTGCTTTTAGCACCGGGATCAAAAGGATCATCAGCACTCGCTACGGCTACTGAAGCAAAGTGTCCAGGAAAGCCCATCTTGCCGAAATGCGATTTGAGTTCAGACTTATTCTCTGGCTCAGTGGCTTCTTTTTCCGGGTGGCGAACAGCTCGAACGAGTACCCACTCTGGGCCACCAGAGGAACCGACAAACCAGACCGAGGGATCAATGCGTGGATCACCATTCCACGACATAAGCTGATGCCCCTCTTTTTCAATTTGCTGCCGTACAACTTGTACCGCAAGGTCTTGCAGCTCCCAATCGGTCATCTCCAACATCTCATCGGTAATCAGCGCAGGCGGATTAACAGGTAGTCGTGTTCGCGCGTCGATAAGACCCCAGCCACTTTCAGTGGGCTCCCAGTCTTGGCCAACTCGTTTCATAGGCATCAAACACGCATGGCCTGCGCAACCATCTGCGATCGTCAGCAACCCTTCCTGGCTGCCCGGAGTTTGAAGAACGCCTTCAACATCTTCAACTTGAATGTAGAACAACTGGTTGCCGAGACGAAAAGACAGGTGTTCTAAAAATGGAGGGTTGAGGTGCGAACGAAGCCAACTCTGCAATTGACCTTGCGCTTGATTTTGAATTCGCAAGCCAGCCGCATTCCAGCAACGAGCAAAGTCCTCGGTCACTTCAGCCATTTCAATGTTGTGCATCACATTCCTCAATGCTTTGTCTGATTGCTTGTTCCGACCATTGACACAAAATTTGCCAATGTGCTCATGACACAGTCGACCATGTACTGCTCGCTGCGATCGTCAAGGGTCAGTCGTAACTTGAAGAAAAAATCGCGAAATGGCGATACCAGTACAACTGACAAGATCTCACCGTTTTCAAAAATTGTTAAGCGAACGCCACCTTGTTCATGCTCACGTGCAGGTCGCGCTTCAGGATTCACGGACCGAAAGTCTGCAATAGCTTGGGCGTACTCCAAGGATGCGTATTCATCAGGTCTATCGCGAATTTGATCCGAGATGCCCTTGTCGTAGGCGTAGACCATCATTTTTGCTTTGGGAGCGGAGTACGCAACCGAGACCCCAAGCCCAGGGTGTTCCGGTTCATTGTTGGTAATGCCGTCAAAGTGAAACCATCCGATTTGTCTCGGAAAATTAAGCTCTGCGGGTGGACCAACTGGTACAGATAGATTTTCTAGACGTGCAGCATCAGCACTGATGACTGAACTCAAATCGAAATATAAGTTTCTTTTCTCAGTGACGATCTGGTCGCCTTCAACGTATTTGACTTCACTGGAAAATTTTTCGACAACTGCTCCAACTACGCCAGCGGATGTTCGTTCAATTTGCCGCCAATACCACCCCTGCACACCATAGATACGTCGTGCGATTTCCAATTGAACAAGAGCGGCCTCAGCAGGGTCTTGAGAGGTCAACACAATAGGGTCATCAGCGGATTGGCCCCACCCCCCAGTTATTGGAAAATCAATTCCAAAGTCCTTGTGAAGCATTTCCCGAAGGGTCATTTGGTGCCTTTGCTTGTGTGTCGACAACAGCAAACCATTTCCGAATGGCCTTCTGCTTGGATTTTTGGGGACGTAGGTGAAACTCTCATCGAAGCAAAATCAATTGAGGTACAGCATCTGGACCGCACCAAACAATGGCGTTCTGATTGAATTTTCTGCCCAGCGTTTTTGCCGCCTCTAAAGAGAGGTCAAAGACGAGGTAGCTTGGTTCACCGGGCCAATCCCCAACAGGGTGTTTGCCTTCTCCGGCAATGAGCACTAGACCCCTGAATTGGATCTCTTCTTCAAGCTGCTTATGCAAATCAGAATTTTGCTCATTACTGAGAAGCTCGCCAAAAGGATTGCAGGCAGTAATGAAGGCGCAGGTCTCGCTTCGGTGCTTTTTGTACAAGCCCATCAGAGCTTCACATTTTTCAAAGATCTTCAGGACCAACGAAGCTTCTGAAAAAACACGGAATTCTGTCTCACGGTATGCCTGTATGGTCTCAGGAGAAATTACAGAAGAATTTATCAAACTCAAGCCCTAGGTTTACGATTTATGACAAAGGAAAAAGCCATTTCTAAAATCAAATGGTCTATGCAGGAGAAGATATTTTTGCGGCCAAAGTAGAAGCGAAAACGGCCTTCATTTCTTGCGTGCCAACGCAAATCCGTACCAAATGGATCTCTGGGTAGTCCTCACTTCGACTCACTAGGCCGTTAATGATGATTTCAGCCGACAACTCTGGTGGGAACTTGAAAACGCCAGTTCCGATCGCGGGCATGGCCATTGATTTGATTCCTGCTTCTTTGGCCACACGGAGAGTCTGCGCAACAGCAAGGTCGAGGTATTTCTCGGGGTGATCGTCATTGATGAAGCTGGCTGCCCTAGTGTGAATCACAAAGGGGTTTGGCAATTCAAAGCCGGGGGTCACAACCGCCTCACCCAGCGCAATAGGCGAATGGCGTCGGCAATACTGCTCGAGTTCTGGCCCGGCTGCCGTATGAATGGCACCGGCAACACCTGATCCAAAGCGAAGGTTGGCATTTGCTGAATTAACCAAGGCATCGACGTCAGGTTGATGGACGATGTTACCTACGACGATTTCAATGCGCACGCTTTTTCCCTCGAGATTTCTTCTTTTCCCACATCGACAAAATCACCTGATCCGAAATATCGCCCATACGTGGAATGACCCAATTGAAGCCGCCATCGCCCACGGCTTCATAAAATTCGTCGGGGGTCTTCCAAAGTCCCCACCATTAACAAACTGGCCCGCCTTGCCCATGTATTTCAATCAGACAGCCTACAAAAGCATGAGATCCGTCACTGCCAATCAAACGGTAAGCGTGTAACGAAGCAAGCAAATAACCATCGTCACCGGCTTGCGCATATTCAATTCGTTGTCGCGCCCAATTCACACGATCGGCATCTTGAACTTCAACTTCCTTGGGGATTTCAAGGTTGTAACGAGTCTCTGAGTCTGAAAATTCAAGTTGAGCGATGTAACCCAACTTAAGGGCAGATTGCTCCCCAAGATCGTTTATCAAAAAGTCCCATCCATCGACCTCCAGCCACTCGTAGATAAGACTTAGCCCCTCAGGCGCTTCTACACCAGCCGAAAATTCTCGCAATGCAGTGTCCGCGAGAGCTTGAAGGTTAGGAGGCAAATGCGGGGCAGTATTCACTCGGGACTTTCATTCATTTTTTACCAGTTGTCGTCGCTCATGCCAAACTTATCGGCTTTTGAGTTTGGCCAGTCATCTTTGTCGTTAAAAACGGCTCCGAGTCCTGTGGCCGAGCTTCCCAAGCGGGTGCTGCCGTCAGTGCTAAAGCTTCCCATCTGAGTGAAAACAGACCCATCTGACCCAAAGGTGGTTGAGCCCATCTTTGTGTAGGTCGTGCCATCGGACGATACGCTGGTGGTATCCGAGACTTTTTGCAAAGTCTCCCCTGAATCGGAGACAGCGAATCGCCCCAAGATTTGCCAAAAAGACATGTTCATCTCCTAAAAGTGATGATTTCGGTCTAAGCGACCGGGTACGACCTTCTCGTTCAAAAAATTCTAGCACCAATGACGCCTATCTGCATCAAAATGATTAAGTGCAGTCATTGAATATGCTAGAGTAGAACATTCGCAAATAAGGTGGAGACAAATCCGTGGTCAACAAACGTGTCGCTGCTGCACTTGACGACCTGACGCAGACGCAAAGAGAGCGACTTTTCTACATTGAAGTCAAAGCTTTCTTCTGTGGCGATCTGACCCGCGCGGATATTGAGAGACGCTTTGGGGTCAAGCCTGCTGCTTCAGCACGCGACCTAAGCACATACCGTCGCCTGGCACCACTCAACCTCTTCTACGACGCCGGTCAACGTAAGTACGCAACGACCGACCGCTTCACACCCTTGTTTGAACACTCAGCAGAGCGCGTTCTCACCTGGTTCCGAGCAGGCTTTGGCGACAACATGGACCAGAAGCTCAAGCGCTCTGTCCCCTGTGAAAGCGCCAGCGACCTGGTCAAACCCGAAATAGAAACACTGGCGACGCTCACTCGCGCCATTGCCGGAAGACGCCAGGTCAAGGTCAACTACCTGTCGTTGACCTCTGGAGCCTCAACAAAGACGCTGTGCCCCCTAGCCTTAGCCGACACTGGCCTGCGGTGGCATTTGCGCGCATATGACCGCGAAAAAGACCGCTTTGCTGACTTTGCGTTAACCCGAATCGTCAAGGCCAAGGCTCTTGACTCACCCATCCCTGTCGAAGAGCAGATCGAATCAGATGTGCAGTGGGCGCGGATTGTCCATATTGAACTGGTTCCACACCCTGGCATTGCACACCCAAAAGCCATCGAAGCAGATTTCAGAATGAACAACGGAGTGTTGGCACTCGACATGAGAGCCCCGCTGGTTGGGTATGCCCTGAGGCGATGGTCGGTAGATTGCTCTCCCGAGCACAGCCTTGACCCCAAAGAACACCATTTATGGCTGCACAACCCACAAACCCTTTACGGTGTTGAAAGCGCCTCATTGGCTCCAGGCTTCGCCTCTTTCAGGTCATCCTCACAATGAATATGATTGAAATAAATATCATGCCTTTTTTGCCTGTAAGTGGTTGTACTGGCGTTGAGTACAACCTGCTTGTTGACGAATTGCAGCCATTACGAATGGCAATTAATTTCTGTATCACGGAGAAAAAATAATGCTTGGACTGACCCTACGCGAAGAATTTCGGGGCAAGCGCCTCAAAGGGACAGCCATTGAGCTCTCCAACGATACGAACACCGGCGCGACACAGGTTGCCGCAAAGTCATTTCTGGAGATCACCTACCCCACACACGATCTGCTGAAAGGTATCGAGGCTGTTGGGCCTAACAAAGGTCAGCCAATTGCCGTCATTGGTGAACGTGGCTTGGGGAAATCACACTTGATGGCAGCGCTTTACCATGCTGTAAACGATCCGGTTTCGACGGAAGCATGGCTCAAATCTTGGGCGACGACCCTTGGGGATCCGAGCATTGGGAAGATTGCCCTTCGGAGTGAAATGCTGGTGATTGGCGAAAGCCTGCACCGCCAGCGATTCAAATTCCTCTGGGATCTACTGTTTGAACGCCATCCGAATGGCGCTTACATCAAGGGTAAATGGGAGGGCATGGGTGCTGCCAAAACAGACATCCCATCAGACACACTAATTCTCGAATTGCTTCAGCACAGTCCAACGATGCTGCTGCTTGACGAGTTTCAGACCTGGTATGACGGTCTGACCAACACCAAGCAGTACCCCTGGAAGAACTGGGCTTTCAATTTCATTCAAATTTTGTCTGAGATCGCTAAGGAGCACCCAGACTTATTGGTGCTGGTTATTTCGGTTCGGAATGGTGGAAGCGACGCCTACCAACAAGTTCATCGCGTCAATCCGGTCGCAATTGACTTCAAGGCTGGTGGTAACGCCGAACGCATTCAACAAGACCGTCGACGTATGTTGCTGCACCGCCTGTTTGATAACCGATTGCAAATCGCCCCAACGAGCATTGAAGCCTTGGTCGCAAAGCATGTATCTGAATATTTCAGACTCATCGATGTTCCGCCTTCTGAGCAAGATCGAAAGCGTAAAGAATTTGCAGAGTCTTGGCCATTTGCGCCACACTTGTTGCGACTGCTTGAAGAGCAAGTTCTTATCGCAACAGATGCTCAAGAAACACGAGACATGATCCGCATCTTGGCCAATTTATTCAAGAGCCATGGCGAACTTGCACCGGTTCTGACCGCAGCAGATTTCAGGCTAGATGACGAATCCTCAGGTATCGGAGCTTTACTTGATTCGGTATCAAATGAGCACCACCGTACTCTTCGAGCCAAAGCCCAGCAGAACATCATCTCGGTGACTGAAGCAGTTCCGGACCATGCCAAATTGGCCCCGCATCTGCAAGAAATTGTGGGCGCGTTGTGGCTACGTTCCATCGCCGTTGGTAACCAAGCAGGTGCAGAGCCAGAAACACTCCAGACAGATGTCACACGTGATCGAGCCATTGATGACAATGCCTTCCAGGTTGAAATGGCCACGATCGTTGAAAACAGTTTTAACATTCATCAAGACGGGAATCGACTTGTCTTTAAAGAGGAAGAAAACCCCCAAGCCAAACTTATGGCTTGTGCACGCAACGACAAGTTATTTTCTGACGGCTCTGACATGGCTCACCTCGCCAAGGAAGTTCGATACGTCATTGGCGGGACCGAGGAGGTTGCGAAAACATTCAGAGTAATTGCTTTGCCACAATCTTGGTTGTCGTCACCATGGGCATCGCTTGGTGAAGCCGAACAACCTGAACGCTGGGATGACAGACTTCCAATTCTCGTCCTGCCCGAAGAGCCAGACAGCCTGGATCAGCGACTTGGACGTTGGATTAAAGACCATCTGCAAAAACGTCGCAACACTATTCGTTTTTTACTTCCACGTTCAGGCTCACTAAATGCATTCCAGGACCGTGATCTTTTGATCCTCGCCCGTGCTTCGATGAAGGCCCAGGAATGGAGTAGCCAAAGCCCGGAATACAAAAAACTGCAAACCAAATATCAGAACGATTTGCGTGAGATATTAAAAAAACGATTTGATCGCTTTGCAGTTCTCCATCGCTGGAATTTTTCCGATCCCAATCAATGCATATTTAATGTCGAAAGCCTTAAAAAACAAGGTTCCCAGATACCAGAAGGAATCGAAGAGGCAATTCTCAACGACTTATTTGTTCCAGAAGATTTCGAAGACTTAGTGCTTGCCGCCGCAAGTGAAAACACATCAGTTGGAAAACTGCTGAAAGAATTGCAAGAACCCCGACCCGCTGGCCAGGATTGCATTCCTTGGCTTGGGGAAACGCTGATGAAAGAACGCATTATTAGACTTTGCTCACGTGGCAAGGTGGTTATCAACTTACGCGGAATGGAAACTTTGCAGGCCCAGCCCGGCGAGGATGAAGACACGGCCTGGCGGCGCTTGAGGCCTAAGCTCTCCTTTACAGGGCGACAGCTTGATGAAGTCACTTTATTGGAGCCATCTGCTGTTCCAACTACTGGCGGATCAACTCATACAGCGACTGTATCAACTGATTTATCGAGCCCAGGTGGTCTTTTTGGAGTACCCACTCCATCGACACTAAACGACCCTACTCCAGGCGGATTCACGACAGTACCACCAAGTGGAGGCGGTATTTTTGGAGGCGGCGGAACAACGGCTAGAGCTAAGCCGCGTGTTGCACTAGGCAATCCGGCAACTTCACCGTTAAACCTAATTGGCAAACTCGAGGGTTGGGGCATTGGGCCAGCAACACAGGTTACAGAGGTGTCGATCAAAGTTTCAGCCGCCACCGGCGCACAACTTAAAGAGCTTCTCAAGAAGTTGCCCGATGGCATGACTTTCGAACTTAATCTTGAAAAAGAGGACAGCTGATGACCATCGATGCTGGGGTTCTACATCGCCTAACCAAAGGCTCGCCTGAAGATGCTTGGCGCGTAATCATCAACAAAGCGCTTGAGATCAGCAGCAAGCCGTTGACCCAAAGCAATGCGGCCAGCGAGGTACTAAAGAGAGACCGAGAGATCGGGGCCTTTGACTACTTCTTGTCTTCCAGCGGCTGGGATCTTTGGCAATCATTCGGTAACACGGTTGAAAGAACATCCGACCGCCTTGTGCGGTGGTGGAGCGAGCCCTACAGCGCAAAAGCTGTGTTGATACTTGATGGGTTGTCACTTCGTGAATTGCCTTGGCTATTGCAGGGTGCAAAAGAGCGAGGTTTTACCCTTCACGGGGCTACAGCGCACGCATCTGAATTACCCGGAGAAACCAACGAATTTGCGAGAGCCCTTGGATTCGGTAGCCGCAGTCAACTTCAAAATAACGGCGGTGGGTTATCGCATCGCTTGCAATTGACAGAAACCGAATGTCTTGACATGCCTTGGGCTGACTGTGCGAACCTAATTAACTCATCTCCAAATTGGGTTTTTTGGCACCATTGGCCGGACAGCAAACTTCATGATGGCGCGGTCGCTGGCCAAGGGCTTGACACGCTGTCACCAGACGCGGCATTACAACTGAGCAGCGACGACTTTTGGTCATTCGTTGAACGTTTAGCCACAGGCAGAAGATTAGTCATTACATCAGACCACGGCTATGCCGCAAGTGGCTACTTTCCAGATGCGGAGGGTGAAGTTGGCCAGTTTTTGAAGAAAACTTTTTCCAGCGGGCGAAGCAAGTCTGGAAGTGGCGATACAGGTCCTTTTGTGCCGCCTGTAGCCCTTCAGTTAAATAGCCCTCATGGGGAATATCTTTTGGCAGTTGGACGTTGGAAGTGGAAAAGCCAGGGTGGCTACCCAACACTGACTCACGGTGGACTTTCAATTCTTGAGGTCTTGTCACCTTTCGTTGAACTAACAAAGTAAAGAAGATCATGGCAACAAAAAAAGAACAGATTGCACAAGAAGCTGGTAAGGCCGTAAACGCTGGAAAAGCGGTTTCTATGGAAACAGTTGATTTCAACGACCCCAATCGGCCTAAGACCTGCCTTGAGGTCGATTTTCCGATTATTTCGGTTAATCAAGTTGCAACCATTGAAGCTGCATCTGGTGCTGCGAAGAAACCCATTTATCAGATGTCGAAATATTGGGCAAGGCGTCAATCTAGTGTATTCCGCTCCATGCTAATTGCAGCAGCGACGAAGTCTCCGGAAGATAAATCCCACGCAGCAAAGTTAGTTTGGGACAACTACTACGCTAATCACCAGAAAAAAGGTTCATTCAAGCAGCTTAAGGTAGCCGATATTTTTATGGGGGGCGGTACCACTCTTGTAGAAGGCTCACGTCTGGGCATGCAAATGGTGGGCAATGACCTAAATCCAGTCGCTTGGTTTGTAGTGAAGCAAGAATTGGCAAACGTTGATCAGGAGGAGGTACAAAAACTGCTGGCCGACATTGAGGCCGAAGTCAAACCGCAAATCATGCCGCACTTTTTTTGTGACGGCCCGGGTGATGAAAAAGGCTCATGGACGCACATTACTTCCGATAAGGTGATGCCCGCCGATTTCAACCCGACCACGATTCCACGCGATGAGCGCAAGAATTACCGCTACGAAGGCCCTGAAATCATTTACACCTTTTGGGCCAAACACGGCCCTTGTCAGGTGACTGGGTGTGGTCACCGCACACCGATCATGAGCAGTCCGGTTGTGGCAATGAAAACCATCAGCGTTAAATTTTGGGAGCATACCTGCAGCAAATGTGAGAGCGCATTTCATGTTGAGGAGCATGCGGCGCGGCTGGCCCCCGATTCGCCGCTTTTTGTTGCACAGACTGAAACTCCATTCACTGCACTTGATCCAAAAAAGGGAGTTCTATGTCCACACTGTGCTCATGTGGAAATGGTCAACCTAGGAAAGGGTAAGAACAAAAAAGTTGATTTGAGCGTTCTTGTACATCCACAGTGGCTTTCTGGATCGTCCAAACAGGGCGACAATGGTGAAGAGTTTGGCGGCTCCGCTCAGGACAATGCCGCATCTTCGGCGCGATGGGATCAGGATCGTTCAGCAAAAAATCGGCTGTTAGAGGTACGAGGCGCATTACCGGATCAGGTTATCTGCCCAGAGACAGGTATATCTTTTTCCCCAGAAAAAGGTACGGTACCTAAGCGTTCAAACTTCACCTGCGCTGCCTGCGGTACGGTGCAAGACGTGATGAACTCAATAAAAGCCACTAAAAAAACTGGTCAGATGGCGGCCTACGCAGTGCAAGGCTATTCACCGAAAAGAGATGCGTCAGGAAAACCCAACAGTGGACGCTTCTTTGCTGCCTTTGATACTGTGCGCGCACAACAGTACGACGCTGCTTCAGCGGAATGGGAAGAGCGCAAGAATACTGACCTTAAGGATTACTGGCCACGCTCTGAAATCCCCTACGGATTCATGACTGCTATTGCAAACAGTGATTTACGCGAAAACCATGGACTTACACATTGGTGGACGATGTTTAATCCGCGTCAATTACTGGTTCACGCACAACTACTTAAAGCAATTGTGGAGGTCGGAGATTACAGCTGGCAAGTTCGAGAATTTGTTTTGTGTGCATTTCAACAATATGTTCGCTGTAACAACGGCTTGAGCATTTGGCACATGAAAAACAACCAAATATCCGCTGCTCTTAGCAACAACAATTTTCACCCGAAATCTACAAGCTTAGAGCCAAGCGTTTTCAATAAAACTGGTGACGGTAATTGGAAGTCTGCAATTGGTGGTTTGATTGACTCATTAAACTGGGTAGCTAATCCGTGGGAGCTTGTGAGTGCTGAAGGTTTGATTACAAAAGATTTGGAACTATCAAAAAGTATCACAGGCAAAAGTGAAAAAGTTTTTCCTGGGGATCGAATTCAGCCAACTCAAATATTTTGTGGCTCATCGACTGATCTATCGCAACATCAAGATTCGAGCATTGATTTAGTCATTACTGATCCTCCGTTTGGTGGTCTGTTGCACTATTCAGAGCTTGCTGACTTCTTCTATGTTTGGCTTAGACTTGTACTCAAGGACAAGTATCCTGAGCACTTCGGCACCGAATACACACCCAAATCTTTAGAGGCGGTAGCCAATAAGGCTCGGGAGCCGGAAGATTCAGATGGTTTTTATCAACGGTTACTCACCCAATGCTGGCGTGAGGCATACCGAATGCTCAAGCCAGGCGGTATCCTTGCATTCACCTTCCACCACAGTGAAGACGAGCCATGGGTGGCCGTGCTTGAATCTCTTTTCGACGCTGGGTATTACCTAGAGGCCACTTACCCGATTCGCTCCGACGAGACCAAGGGTGAAGGCGAATTCGGCTCTAAAACTATCGAATACGACATCATCCATGTCTGCCGCAAACGAACCGAAGAGCCCAAGCCCGTGAGCTGGGGCCGGATGCGACGTGAAGTGATGGCCGATGTCAGGCAATTGCAGGGCATGCTGGAGAATCACGCCAAGGAGGGCTTGCCTGCTGCTGATATCCAAGTTATTCGGCGTGGTAAGGCTCTAGAGTATTTCTCCAGGCATTACGGAAAAGTTTATGTCGATGAAGGTCAAGCAATCTCAGTACGAGACGCGCTCATAGGCATCAATCAGCTCATTGATGAAGATGCAGACAAAGGCAAAGAAGCCCCCCCGGTTAATTTGGAACCTATGTCTCGTCAATTTTTGCGGACATTCGATGGCAAGTCAGATATACCTCGTGACCAACTGCAGAAGTTTCTTAAAGGCTCCATCACAACACCAGATGAATTCGTACAGCGCGGGCGGTGTACAGAAAAGAATAAAGTTTTTACCTTAGTAGACCCACTCGACTTTGCTCGCGACTGGCAAGGCAAGCACAAACGCAAACTCACATCTGATCTAGATCAGGCGCTCGTCTTGATTGGTGCCTGTATCGACGGTAGCGGAATCAATGCTGCCGACACATTAAAAAACGACAACTTCAAGCCTCATGCTGCCTTAAAACCACTTCTCGATTGGATGAGCAGACGTGCTGCCACGTCGCACTCGCGGAATGCGGCGATTCGAGCTATCTCGATTTATAACAACTGGGCTGCGCAAAATCAAAAGCAAGTCCAGCAGATGGCTCTATTTTTCGAAGAGGCGTAACCATGAAAATCCTGCAGGGTGATGTCTGGAAGCGAAGGGGGGTTAGCCTCCTATGGGAGGCTAACTCGCTGTCGGCTTTGGTCGAGCCTAAAGATGTTGTTTCAATAAGGCAGTTTTTCTCACTCGTGGGAAATTGGCCGAATGATTTACCTTGCAACGAAGGGAACACATTGGTCGTCGCGGGGCTTGAGGGTTGCGTTGATTTGATGGAACCTGAGGAAGCTGAAGGCTGGTTGAAATCAGAATTCCTGCCCGCTGTTCTTGCGTTTCAAGATGAATATAGTCTTGAGGCTGCACTTGTCTTTTGGTTACCCACTGGAAAGAGCCGGGTCCGTATGAACCGAGCAACAGAGGCCTATACGTGGATTTGTTCCGCCCCACATAGTAATCAACACCTCGACATTGGTCGAATACTTTGGGCCGGAGCTGAGGCTGATGTTGGCCGAATCATTGATTCTGACAATAACAACCCAGACCCAGACGGGGCGGCTTGGATTGGACTTCATCACTCGAGGTTGTCTTGATAATGGCCGAGGAAGTCTTTACCCCTGGCGAGCGAATAACCCATCCAGAATACGGCCCAGGCGTTGCACTTGAAATTGCACGTGACGGATATTTGCGGGCATTTTTTGGGGTTGGTGAACGCCGAGTTCCGCTTGGGTCTATACGTCGAGAACTATCGCGGACAGAGCGTATTTTGCGTGCTGTAGATGGAACAGCCGATAGATCACGCAAGGCTTGGCTGTCTTATGAAGCCCACGCTCTGCCAGTTATGGAAAGTGCATCGGCATTAACCTCGGCAAAAATTGATCTACTCCCTCACCAAGTAGTGCTGACACACCGCATTGCGACTGCATCACCACGTCGTTACCTTATTGCTGACGAAGTGGGCCTCGGTAAGACTATCGAGACCGCTCTGATCTTGCGGGAGCTCGCAAGCCGTGGGGAACTAAGTCGAGCACTTATGGTGGTACCAGCTGGTTTAGTAAACAACTGGCATCGTGAGTTGAATGATGTCTTCAACCTTGATTTTGAGGTGTTCGGATCTGAGGGTGACATTACCGATAGAAAAACGAACGCATTTTCTAAGCACGATCGCTTGATTGCAAGTATCGACACGCTCAAAAGGCCTGCACGTATCAAACGCCTATTGGACGCTCCACGTTGGGATTTAGTGGTTTTTGACGAAGCTCACCACTTAACGGCATACCGCACCGGTGGAAAAGTTCGAAAGACTGAAAACTACAAACTTGCAGAGGCATTAAAAGACCACTCGCGGGACCTTTTGCTGCTTTCGGCCACTCCTCACCAAGGCAACCATTTTCAATTCTGGATGTTGGCACAGCTACTTAACCCAACAATGTTTGGCAGTCCTGAGGAAATGCTTGAGCACAGGCACCGTCTAAATACTGTGATGTATCGACGAACCAAGGCAGACGCATGCCAGCCAGATGGATCCCCTCTGTTCGCTCGACGATGGGTACATACCGAATCATTTCTCATGGGCATAGAGGAAAAGCTCTTTTACGAAAAACTGCGCGAGTACCTTGAAGACGGTTTTAATTTAGCAAGGCGGCAAGGCGGCAAGGGTCAGGCACTTGGATTTTTAATGGCAATTTTCCAAAAAATTGCTGCATCCAGTTTTGCTGCCGTTCGACGAACACTCAAACGTCGTCTTCTGATGTTGACACTTCATGAAGCCTTTTTAAGAGACAAAGAACTCGACATCGAAGGCCGTGAATTGTTGACCAATGAAGCCAGGGAATTGGTTCATGAAGAATTTAACCTGTCTCGCGACAGCATTGGTCGCAGTGAGGTTGATCGTGTCATTGCCGATTTGAAATTCCGATTAGTTAAGAAGCTAGATGCCGAAGCACTGGAACTTGCTTCAGATCCCTACGGAAGTGAGTATTCCTCAGCACATGCTGAGGAGGCGGCATCAGCCGTAGTCGAAATGCATTTGCCAGAAGAGCGCTTACGCATCGGGGACTTGCTCAATGTTTTCCCTCAACAGCGGGAAACCAAAGCCCAGAAATTGTTAGATGGATTGGGAATTTTGTGGCGACAGAATCCCAATGAAAAAATCGTAATTTTTGCAACTTACCTTGGCACTGTCGATTTAATTGCACGTGAGATCGACCAGACATTTCCTGGGCAAGGCGTAGTGGTTTTGCGCGGTGGTGATCACGGTGCAAAGGTCGCTGCTGAACGTCGCTTCCGCCAAAAAGATGGACCGAGAGTATTGGTATGCACGGCTGCGGGCCGAGAAGGCATCAACCTTCAATTCGCTAGGATTCTATTTAACTTCGACCTGCCCTGGAATCCCATGGATATCGAACAGCGTATCGGTCGAATCCACCGTTATGGGCAAAACCATACGGCGCAGGTCTACAACCTAGTGATGTCTGACACGATTGAGGGCAGGATATTTTTACTTTTAGATGAAAAGTTAACTGAGATTGCTCGTACCGTTGGCAAGGTGGACGATGAGGGCAACGTTGCTGAAGACCTTCGCGCGCAGATTCTCGGTCAACTCTCCGAGCGCTTGAACTATGACCGTCTCTATCAAGAGGCTCTGTCTGATCCGGAATTGAAACGCACGAAGGTTGAACTTGAAGCTGCCATGTCAAATTCGCAGGAAGCGAGACAAGTAGTTTTTGATCTGTTCCAAGACCTCAATGGATTCAGTCTTGATGACTACAAACCCTTTTCTGACGTTTCGTCTGGGCTTGGTCGCTTGGTTAGATTTATGTCAGCTGCTGTTGAAGATCGACAGCAAAAGCTAATCAAAATCGACGAAGAGACATATGACCTCGTGAGTGTCGACGGGACTCGGCGCGCTAGATTTACGTTGAACCGAGAAACTGCAACTGGGAGTGACACTATTGAATTGATGGGCTTAGATCACCCTTTGGTACAAGAAGAATTAGGCCGGTGGCGAAGTGTGCCCCCTGAAGAAATTGGCGTGGCTGTTAAGGGCGATTTGGCCGAACCCGTAATGCTTTCTTTATGGATGGTTGAAGCCTCAGGAAAAAACGGCGAGCGAAGAGTGGTTGTTCAAGCCATTGCTGTCAAACAAGACGGTAGCCGTGTGCCGTCCGTGGAGCGGCAAAGTGAGCACTACATGCAATCTTCACCATCAAAGCCAGCATTTTCACCAGAGCGACGAATAGAGCTATTTTCTACTGCCGTTGAACCGACCTTGCAACGTGAACTTAAGCATAAAGGGGCTGCAAATGGCGATGGCAGCTACTCGGCCGAATTGATCGGATATGTTGAGATCACAAATCTAGTGCCTCAATAACCGACTCGATACCGGTTTGCGGTCATAGCGCTCTGAAGAACAAAATTTCGTTCGGCTTGATTCAAAGCCCGTTTTGCCGAAACCGGTAAATTCACGGCTCGGAACCAAGTCCGAAAAAGTCATGAGGTTTTGAGACAAACGGGGTTTGAGACGCCTTTACCGGGCCAATGGCGCAGGTCGCAGTCAGGAGCCCAAAGCAAAAAGCCCCGCGTGGTGCGGGGCCTGAGGCTGCCTCAAGGCCTGCTGAGCAGGTTTGAGGTCTTTGTACTGGCGGAGGAGGAGGGATTCGAACCCTCGGTAGTGTTGCCACTACGCCTGATTTCGAGTCAGGTACATTCGACCACTCTGCCACCCCTCCGGATTAGGTTTCGCTTGTCGAAGGCAAGATTCTAGCAGAGCGGTAATTGCTTAAATGCTCAGCAGCGGCA